AAGAACACTGGTGAAATATCTGGTGGAGCGTGATGAAACTAAAAACAGGGCTTTGGCCCTGTTTTTGGCTAGAGATTACAGCTAAATAAAACATATAGGAGATATCAAAAATGGCAGTTTCATCATTACAGAGAATGACAGTACCGTTGGCCAGCGATCAGAGTGCAAGCACTCAAGGTCTGCTGATGCCCAAACTCAAATATCGCTTTAGAGTGATGTTTGAAAACTTCGGTATTACAACTCCACGAACTGAATTAACCAAGCAAGTGATGACTTTTGCAAGACCCAATCTGAGTTTTGAAGAAATCACATTGCCAATTTACAACAGCACACTCAAGTTGGCCGGCAAACACACCTGGGCAGATACCACATGCGAAATCCGTGATGATGCAAGTGGTGCAGTTGGTCGTCTAGTTGGCGAGCAGTTACAAAAGCAAATGGACTTCTTGGAAATGGCATCAGCAGCGTCTGGTATCGATTACAAGTTTACCACCCGCTTTGAAATCCTGGACGGCGGCAACGGTGCTGAACAACCACAAGTTCTTGAAACTTGGGAACTGTATGGCTGCTACCTAAAGAGTGCAGACTACGGCGGCATGAGCTATGCTGAAAGCGCACCAGTCACAATTAACTTGACCATTGCGTTTGATAATGCAAACCAGATTCCTTATGGTGTTGGCGTAGCAACTGGTGTTGGACGAACACTAGGCGAAATAGTGACAGGCGCTGGCGCCTAATAGCAAATGGCAGATACCACCTGGGGACAAAGTCTCCTAAAAGGTTTCTTTGGCGGTGACACCTTGCGTGATTACACTCACGCAAGCAAGGTTTTTCGCAGCAACGGATATGAGCTCAAGCCACGTCTTAAGTTTTTATTCCATGTGAGTTTCAGTATCAACGTCAAAGAAATTCCTTATCTCGCCGGGGCTATGGGGCTGACTGATGTCAGCAATCTCAGCCTGGTGGTAAAAACTGTTGATCTGCCCAAGTACACTATTGCTACAGAAACACTCAACCAGTACAATCGAAAACGTGTTATACAGACCAAGATCAACTATGATCCTGTGAACATTACTTTTCATGACGACGGTGGCGACCTTGTGCGCAACATGTGGTACAACTACTACAGCTATTACTACAAAGATCCCACACAAAAATACGGCAACGACAGCAATACCAACGGCAGCATTGGCCCACAAGCCAACCGTACTGCAGGCTTTGGCTACAACACTCGTGACATCTACAACAATGACCGCTTGGTCAACGATTGGGGTTTCATTGGCGAAAGTACCAGTGATGGTGCCAAAGGCAAGCCACCGTTTTTTACAGACATTCGCATTTACGGATTTGACTACCAACACAAGTATGCTGAGTATGTGCTGATCAATCCCTTGATCACAAACTGGAGCCATGATCAATATGATTATGCACAGGGTTCGGGCACCATGCAACACAGCATGAGCATTGCATACGAAACAGTCAAGTACTACCAAGGCGCTCCTAACACCACAGCTGGTGGCTTTGGCAACGAAGCACACTACGATCGCAAGCCAAGTCCTATTGCACGAGCAGGCAGCACACAGACCATCCTGGGTCAAGGTGGCTTGTTGGATGTGGTTGGCGGTATCAGCCGAGATTTACAATCAAGTAGTGTGTTGGGTCTGATTGGTGCTGCACAAAAAGCAGGAACAGCTTACAACACTCTCAAAGGTGCCAACCTCAAGAGCATTGCTCTCAGTGAAGCCACTGCATTGGGTGTAGGCGCATTGCAAGGTGCGTTGCCTGGTGCTGTACGAGCAGTAACTAACGCAGCTGACGGCATAATTTTTCCCACAGCAACTGCGGCACGAAATCAAGCAGTAGTTGACACTATCAACAGAAACGCTGGCAACGGCGCAGGCGGTATCTAATGGCCACAGTAAACGAAACCAACTTTAGAGAAGACTTAACAGTACGAGTGTTTGATCGCTTTTACAGTTTTGATGTCAATGTACCGGTTAACGAGTATGATGCAGTGTATTCATACTTTCGCAGTGTGATGACCACAGACCGTGCCGCTGGCAACTTTGCTACCAGCCTGTTTAGAATTGCACAAAACACCAACATTCCTGCCATGACTCTACTAGCAGGATTTCAGGGACAGACCGGCGTCAACCTCACAGTGAACCTTGCATACTATCTCAACTTGATTCGCAGCAAGGCCACACTGCTGGGGGTGAATGTCAGTGCAACTCCCAACTTCTACGCAGCTCGAGCAGTACTACAATGAGTCGTTGGGCCAACGGACTCTACGAAGTCATCAACGGCGAAAAGTATGTGGGTCGTGGTGTGCCACGATACAGATCAGGATGGGAACACAGCTTTATGCGTTTTTGTGACACCAATGACAACATCCTGCAATGGGCCAGTGAAAGCATTGCTATACCCTATATGAATCCTGTGACTGGTCGCAAAAGCAATTATGTGCCAGACTTCTTGATTATGTATCGCAACAAAGACAACACCGTCAAGGCAGAACTGATTGAGATCAAGCCCAAGAAACAAAGTGTTATTGAATCAAAAATGAGCAGCAGAGACCGTGCTGTTGTGGCAGTGAACTATGCCAAATGGTCAGCTGCTCAAAAATGGTGTGTTCGTCAGGGCTTGACTTTTAGAGTCATAACCGAACAAGATATGTTTACCAACGGTCGTAATTGATCCATAAATATCCGCATGACGCGGAAACTTGAATCTCTTTTTGACTTGCCATCCTCAGTTGAAACACCAACTGAATCAGACACTCCCACCATCGAGGAAACTCGTACACAGTTGGCAGCAATTGATTCCACCATAGACAAAATAGATGCTGCATTGCCAGCAGTGCGTGGCCTTGATGCCAGCGACACTGAAATGGATGATCTAGCACAACTAGCACAGGACAGCTACAAAGATCTCATGGACCTGGGCATGCAAGTAGATTCAAGATTTGCCAGCGAAATATTCTCAGTGGCAAGCAACATGCTGGGGCATGCCATCACCGCCAAAACAGCCAAACTCAACAAAAAACTCCGGATGATTGATCTACAAATGAAGAAGATCAAACTGGATCGAGACGTGCCTGATGAACAAAAATCCATGCAAACCGCTGAGGGCATGGTGTTAAACCGCAATGATTTGCTGGAACGACTGCTAAAAGGCAAAGACCAAAATGCTACAAAAGAATAAATATACAATAGGACACTGACATGAAACCATTTGCAAAATACCTGGCCGAAAGTGAACGCACATACAATTATCGCATCAAGATAGTTGGAGACGTGCCCACTGGCTTTATCAAAGATCTTGAATCAAAGATGACGCAGTTTGATGTGGTCACAATGGGCAAGCCCAAGACTGCCCCTGTGCGTAAACATGTTCCAGACTTTCCAGCTTTCCCCAATCAGCCATTGACCATTGTGGATGTAGAATTTCGTTATCCAGCAATTGAGCCGCAGATCAAACAGTTGGCACAGTTGTTGGGCATGGATCCCAATCGTATTGTGATGAATACTGATGCCTATGAAGACAGTCTCAATGACGAATCCCAAAAGATCGATAGTGAAAACAAAGACTTGATTGCAGACACAGATCTTCCAGCACCAGACGCCAAACAACGAGCACTCAGCAAGGACTATGCAACTGGTCCTTACGACCATGCTGTGCTAAAGAACGCTTATCGTAGTAATTTTACTGTTGCTGGAGGAAAGACTCCCGCTGCTAAAACCACCAACGAACTGCCACAAGGCAACAAGAGCCCGATGACCAACATCAAGCGTAAACCCAAGCCAGCAACTGGCGCAAACCCAAGAGGATAATACAATGACATTTTTTTACAATCTAAACAACAAACTAAACGCCATTCGCGATTTGCCCAGTGTCACACACGGACAACTCAACGAGCGTGACATGAGCCGTGCTGCCAAGGGCTACGAAAAGTACGGCAAAGAAGGCATGGAAGCCTTGGCCAAAGCTGGTCGTGACGGCAAAGCACTGGATCCAATTCGCAAAAAGTACGACAAGTATGACAATACAGAAGTAGACGAAGGCATGGGCGACATGGCCCGCAAGGTAGGCGGCATGGTCAAGAAAGTAGCTGGTAAGGCCATGGACACCGTTGGTCACGGTAGTGATGCTGACATGATCCGTGATCTACAAAAGAAAATGGGCATGCCACAGACAGGTATGAAGCCAGGCGATGAACCCAATCCCAAGCAGATCAAAGAAAAGATGAGTCCAGCCAAGGCCAAGAGCTTTGCTGCATTGGCTGAGCCCAAAGACAAGATTACTTTTGCTGACAAGATTGCTGGAGCCAAAAAAGAAGTTGACGAGATGCTGGGTGATGTTGCCGCTGAAGCAATGAAGCAAGCACTGGGCGGCGGCAAACAAGTTGTTGCCAGCGAAGAGGAAGACCTTAATCCGTTCACAAACTACAAGAAACCACGTGCCGACAAACCAAAAGTTGGCAGTGTTGAACGCGGAGCCTTGCATGATATTGAACACACAGCAACTGGACGCAAAGTAACTCGCAGAGTTGATCCGTCTGGTATCAGTGTTGGCACCGATGACACACCAGCCAGCGGAGAAAAGCGTGGTCGTGGACGTCCAAAAGGCCCAGAGAAGGCACCTGAGCGTGTGACCGGTGGTGCTACCAAGCACAAAGGTGGTCGTAAAATGGCCAAAGAAGGTTCTGATCACGGTCAAGCACAACAAATTTATGACGACCTTGCTGACATTCGTGCAGCGGCAAAGCAAGCACAGCGCGGAGGCGAATTCCCACAAGGGTTTGCCAGCCGTTTAGAGTCTGTGTTGTATGCAGCAATGACCCTGATTAAAAATCAACAATCAGATGGTGCACAAGTTAGAGAAGAAGAAATTGACGAAAAAGCAGTAAGCAAAAAACAACAAAAGTTCATGGGCATGGTTCATGCCGCACAAAAAGGTGAAAAGCCTGCTAGTAAAGAAGTTGCTAAAACAGCCAAGAGCATGGGCAAAAAAGACGCAGAAGACTTTGCTGCAACCAAGCACAAAGGCCTACCAGAAAAGAAAAAGTCCGACAGCAAGAAAGAAAAAACTGAAGAAACCGCGGACAACACACCATCCAAAGGCGGCATGAAGTTTGGCGGTGGCATTTATGATTCAATGAATCGTGATCTTGAAAACATGATCAAAGAAAGCATGGCTCGCTTAGACGAAAGCATGAGCATTAACATGAGCATAAACAACGATTCCCACGGTGGTCCAAGCAAGAGCCTCACAGTCACTGCCACAGATGAAGATGCAATGAAACTGAGCCAACTGTTGAAGAGTGCAGGACTGGGCGGCGGCAATGATGAAGGCTACGGCGGTGGTGGCTACAAGCCAGCATGCGGCGAACAAGAAATTGACGAAGTGTCAATGAACGAGCCTGACTACCCAACCAATACAGAAACAGGTAGCTCAATGCAGTACTCGGGCGGATTAGATGGTCCTAAGTCAACTGGACAATCAACATTGACAGGTGGCGGCATACCAAATCTGGATGCAGATCGCCAGCACAGCTATGCTGAAGCTGAAGAAGATGCCTTGCACCGCATGATGGAAATGGCTGGCATGAGCCAGAACAACAGACTTGACGAAGGTATGATGGACAAGTTAAAAAGTATGCTAGTACCTAAACTAATGAAATTATTAGGTCCAGATGCAGAAAAAATTGCCAGTGCAGTTAAACAAGCAACTGGTGGTGATTTTACTCCTAGCAAAGAAAATGCCATGAAGGTAGCACAGGCTCTAGGACTTGATAAAGCAGCCGCTCAAGGTCAGTCACCGCAAATGGCCGAAGGCATTGCTGGCAACTGGCAAGGTAAATTGTATCAGGCACTGTATACTTTGGGTCTACTTGGTTCTGCGGGTGCAGCCACAGCAATGTATGGCACAGTAACCGGCGGCAACATGGCAGTCATTGGCATTCTACTGTTGATGTTTGCAAACGCATTCTTCGGTGATGCACCTGGTCAATTTGGAGCCATGGGCAAATTTGGTAACAAAGGAACTAGTATGCAAAGAGGTTTAGACGATCACGGTATGCCTATTAGAAATACTAATGTAGATGAAGACGATCTCAATCGCATGATGGAAATGGCCGGCGTCAAGAAAAAAGAAGTTGACGAAGAAAAAACTGACGAAGGCAACAAGTTTACTGGCAATCTAGCCAAGGCTCGTGCTGCTGGCAAAAAAGAAGCTGACCTAGACGGTGACGGCGATATGGAAAAAGTTCGAGAAAGTATTTTTGACTTGACCAATCAATGGAAAGCATACAAAGGATAATATCATGAGCAAAATTCTAAAAGAATCTGTGTTTACCACTGTGCCAGTGTTAAACCCACATGCACCTGCACCACAAACAGGTCGTCAAACACCTGTGGAAATTCCAGGGGTGATGTATCAAACTCGTGAACTGTTTCAACCTGTGGTTAGTCAACCTGAGGACAAGAAATAATGCCAGCCAATGTATACACCACTTTGGCCAATGCCACAGTGTACACTGACAAACTGCAGATCTCCACAGCAGCCAATGCAGTGACATATCAGTCTTATGCAGTGGCTCTAGGCTCTGCTAGTCCAGCGGGCAACATTTATTCAGCTGCAATTACTATTCCTGCCAACACAGTGTTTGAAGTATATGCTGGCGCTGGTAACAAAGTCACAGTGACTGGTACACCGTTCACAGCTTTGGAATTGGGCACAGCTAGTTCTGCTACTGCTGGCGTCTACAATTCAGCAGGGCAGTAATGCGAGCACAAGAGTTTATCACTGAGCGTGACGGCAAAATAGGTAAACGTCGTCAAGCAGCCACAGTGGGCCTGACCATATTTGGCGATGGCGAACGTGCCAACAGTGACTACACTCTGAATCGCGTGATGATGGCCGTGGCCATGGCTGACGGATCAGGCGATGTGTTAGACATGGATGAAAAAAGTTGGATAGGAAAAAAACGTGGCGCCTATCCATACACTAGAATTGAACACGAAATGCTGAAACAAGCATTTAAGGCAGCAGGCGCTGAATATAAAGATTTGAATTTGGGCGACCTAGATTCAGAAGAACTAGAGAGCACCAACAAACAAAGCCCTATCAAAGCATTTCGGGGCTACCCAAGATGAGAGCTCGCGAGTTCATTGCGGAACAAAAAGACTTGTCTCCTGAACAAGCAGCTCCTATGCGGCACACTTATGTGATTCCTGGTCTCAGTGCCGCTGACCCTTACAACAACTATAGATTTGGTGTAGCAATGGCCAGAGCCCGTAGCGATGCAGGTACAGATGGCATTAACGCCAAGTTTCCTGCCTGGGACTCAGAAACAGCATTTGGTGAACACGGCGTTGTTGCTGGAATGAATGCAGGTATAGCTCAAATAATTGATACTGCATTGACCATGACTGCCACACCCGGTGGCAAACGACTAGTATCAACTCCTGACAGCACTGAACCCACATTTGTGGACACACAAAGTCCTGTTAAAGCATTCCGGGGCTACCCACGCTGATTTAACAATTCACAGAACCCATTATGAAAAAACTACTACTCTCTCTACTACTGATTCCATGCTTGGCATTTGCACAAGTCAAAGCACCCAAAGAACCTGTAGGCGTGACCTATGACGCACAAATCATCCGCATAAGTGATGGCGATACTATTGTGATTTCTGCACCATTCTTACCAGCACCACTCAAGCCAGAACTAGCAGTGCGTATCTACGGTGTAGATACTCCGGAAAAAGGACACAGAGCACAGTGCGCCCAAGAAGATCAACAAGCCCAAGCAGCCAGTGCATGGACCACACAGTTGATCAAGAGCGCACCCAAGCATCAAGTTATCCTGTACAAGTGGGACAAGTTTGGTGGTCGAGTCATTGGTGATATCATTGTAAATGGGCAAAGTGTGCGCCGCGGATTGATCGCCAATGGTCATGCCCGTGAGTACTATGGTGAAGCCAAAACATCTTGGTGCTAACCACAAACTGGCCTAACATCCCATTGGCATTGACAGTACAGCAATGACAAGCCAACAATTCAGCATCGCAGATCGTCCATGGCTAATACCCTGCGGCTGTGACGATCTCATAAGAATTGGCACAGACAGCGACGGCGGATATATCACTTCTAGGCAAGCAGTTGA